GTGCAAATATAAACTTTGATAATATTTTTTCTCTAACAATTGTAGGAAATACTACTTGTACTATTCCTGGTGTTTTATTAAAAAAACTAGCAATAAATCAAGAACTTATCATTGGTCATGATAATGCAGTTAGGTCTGATGCTGTATTTTTCTTTAAAAAAATAAGTAATACATTTGGAATTTTTGGAACTAGAGGAGTCGCAGAAGATATCCACTTACATGGCTATAATACATTAATTATAGAATATTAAATATAAGCAACATTGATAACAACTGTTCTAGAATTGCCCGAAGGAACAATATGCCCAACGATAGCAGTGTCAGATTCATAATTATAAGTACAGTATTCACAATATCCAGCACTTTGCCCAGTACTTACTGATACAATTGTAGAATTCAAAGGAATTCCAATTTTATTTTTAAGATTATCGATTCTGCTTTCTGAAATGATTAATGTCCCCGCATTTATAGATATATAATCTTGAGTTGTTGCAGAGTATTTTTTTATTTTGATTAAATTTTCCAATCTATTAAGATTTTCTAATATAGATAAATCTATAAAATTTCCGTTTGGCATTGGAGCAGGGCCACCAACTTTACATTTATAATATTTTTTTGTAAGGTCAGAATAATAGACATTTCCTACAACTGCATTTGCAATAGGGAAATCTCCATCATGTTTTCCAACTGCTGATACAAGCCTATCATTTAAGCCTTTTGAATTCTTTTCTGTATCTCCTTTTAATTTAAGTATGTAATCCTCTATTTTATCCCATAGTTCATTCCAAAAATCTCTAAACTTCCCTTTATAATTAGCTTTCCATACAGGCAATTTTAGTTCTTTCGTAACCTTTTCTATTTCTTCTCTACCTTGTGGGTCATTAATCCAATCAGCCATATTTACCTCCTTGAAATTTTAATTTTTTCTATTTCTTCTAAATTCATTTGTTCTAGTTCTGATAAACTGTACATTTCAATATAATACTCATCTCTAGCTAGTGTAATTTTTTCTATTTCTTCAAGTGTCATTTCATGTAATTCTGAGATTAAGTAGTCTTCTACATAGATTCCATTGATAACTTCTAACCCTACACCTGCACCTTTAATTTTTTTTACTAAGCTAAAGACTTCTTTTTTATCTAATTTTTCAGGAATAGAAATAAGTATTTTCCCTGATAATTCTATAATTCTAAACTCTGTTTGATTTAATTTAAAATACTCAGATAAGATCCTAATTATTTCTTGTGGGCTTCCTAAAAATTGTAATAATGCTATTTCAAACTTCAATAGTTTTCTGTACTCTATATCGTTAAGTCCATTTCTTAGAATCTTAAAGTTTCCACCTAAAACATCTAATAAATAGCCTTCTGATTTATCAATATCATTGAAATTAGAAAACAAATTATAGATATTTCTTATTCTTAAATGCTTAGTTTCTGCTATTTCAAACATCTTTTTTGAATAAATTGTATCGTGATAAATATGAGGTACTCTACTTAGTATCATAAATTCACCTCGATAGTTATATCATCGGCATTAGCAACTGCAACCTCTTTATTAGATAATTTATAATCTTGCTCTCTTTCATTGTATTTAGTATCGCCTAGCTTTATTCTTAAAGTTTTTATTCCACTTACATTTTTATAAATTTCTCCAATTATTTTATATAAGTAAATAGTGCTGTTTGGCTCAACTTCATCTATATATTTTAAGTAAATATCTTTTATAGTTTTTTTGAATTCATCTCTCCAAACTTCCTTAATACCTTGAATTTCAACTTTCAAGAATACAGTTTTTTCTGTGGGTCTAGTAAAACCAACAGATATTTCATCAAAATTCTTTGTAATTGCTCCAACCGTTCTAATCCCTGCAATTTTATACTCGTATAAAGCTTTTAAGATGTTATCGTTAGTATCTCCGTAGCAAATGCATTCATAACTATGTGCTAATCTACCGTCACTATCAAATGTATCAGTATCGTTCTCTATAACTTGGCATTTTTTAACATTTGTATTATGTAAGATATAATTTTTAATACCCTCAGTTGTAAATGAACTCTTTCTATCTAGCCTTTTTAGATATCTTTCTCTTAATTCAGTGTCAGTTTCTAAGTCTTTTCCACCTAATGTATTCAATCTATTGTTAATAGATATAACTCCATTTAAAATTTCTGTTTGTTCTGTTATTGCTCCTGAACTTACATTTCCATCTGTTCCACCTTCTAAAGCTATTACTTCAATTTCTGTCTCTCTTGCTGTAGTAGTAATTGTAGATGTATTTAGAGTTACAAACTTAACGCCTGATTTAGTTTCTACTCCCCAAGCTTGTGGGATTTGTGTTCCTATCTCAGCAGTAACTGTAATTTTTCCAACTGCTTTTTTTTCTTTCTCCCAAGTCATACCTAAATGGCTAGTTATAGCATTTAAGTTAGACCCTGTTGCAGTATAGACTGACAATTCATTGAATGCTGTTAAAGCTTGCAAATAACTATCGTACTCTTCAGCACTATCAAACCTTAACCAAGCAATTATAATGTTACTATCTGTTTCCCTTAGGTCAGGCTTTACACTTTTAAAGTCATTTAGCTTTCTAGTGTATATTTCATCTATAGTTGGCACTATAAAGCCCTTATCTGTTATCATATTGTGTACACCTCCCCGTTTATTTTGATGTTTATAACTAATTCTTTATCAATAAATTCAATGCTTTCTATCTTTTGTACTCCATCATATTTATTAATAACTTTACTAACTTCTTGAATTATCCTGCTTTGATTATCTTTAAGCTGTAAAATGCCTGTGTTAGCTTCGTTTAGATACGGAGTTCCCCAAGCAGTATTTAATGCAAATTGTCCTTTGTTCTGCTCTAACTCAACTCTAATTGCTTGTACTAAGTCATCTGCATTACTCACTAACTCACAAACTCCATTATCATTAAAAACTAACTCACAATCACGATCTAATTTTGGACTTGTCATTTACACCTCCTAATTGGCTTTACTTGTTGGAATAGGTGAATAATCGCCAGGTTTATAGTTATGTGTATGTTCATTTAGACTAATTCCTTTCCCTGTAACGTCTCCGCTTGCTCCAATACTTCCATTTACTGTTACTGTCCCTGTTTGTGTAGTACTTCCAACTTGTGTAGTATCGCCATTTATAGTTAAATTACCATTTAATGTAACATTACTTGTAATTGTAGTTTCATTACTTCCTGCAAGTATAGTTATATCTCCATTTCCTTTTATCTCTATTCTAGTTGCTGCACCTTGTAAGATTATGTCATCTGAATTAGCTTCGTATCCACTTTCACAACTTCCTATGATGTAAGGCTCATTTAAACTAAATCTTTCAAGGCTTGTTTCATCAGATAAAGCAGTTTCAGAAAAACCAACCCATACAATATCGCCAACTTTACGTGGTATTTGAAAGCTCCAACCACCGAATTTAAGAAAATCTAATCTAACATCTATAAGTGGAGGATAATCAATCTTTTGTTGGCATAATTCTCTTTTAGCAAGAGGTTGAACTGTACAAGTTCCAGCACTATAATTAACAGATGTGATTTTACAAGCTAAACTTGTATGTAATTCATTTAAGCTATCATCTATCATATTTTTTATAACTTCTATCATCTACACAACCTCCACACTTGCCGATACTGTAAAGCTTTCAAGCCCACTAGCTACAAAACTACATTCTTTAACTACGACTTGTCCTTTAAACAAAGTACTTTCTATTTCTAGCAACTGTCCAATTTTAATCAATGGAATTAACAGACATTCGATATCAAATTTTGCTTTATTAAATGTTGCTTTAGAATTATCTTTTTTAGCTTTTTTGTTATCTTTTTCTTTAATATCAGCCTTATCCATTTTTTTATCTATCCTAATAAGTCCTTGTTCTCCACCTAAGTGCAGCACACTAGAATATGCTTTATTTGGCAATTTAAATTCAATAGTTGTATTTGTAAATCTGCATATTGTCCCTGTATCTCTTGCTAAAATAGGAATTACATTAGATAATCTGCCACTAAACACCTTACCATTTGGATATACTGTATCTTTTGCTAGTTCCTTTATATCCATAGTAAAATTACACATTGTTCCTATTTGCTTTATTACTTCACTTGCTTTTATACCTGCTTTAAATTGCCTATTTATGATAGTATTAGCATAGGCTCTATTGTTTGGAGTTGCTTCAATAGTAGTTATAAAATCATTTTCATCTCTACTTGTGCTGATACTTTCAACTATTCCATTAAATATAACTCCGTGCAAATCTCTATAACCTGCGTCTATTGATACATCTTGATTTAGTTTTAGTTTCTGTAATGTTGTATTGGATAAGTTATATAGTTTTATAGTTGCTAAATCACTTTTATTATCATCAGTACATTTAACTTCAAATTCAACATCTAACTCATCATAATCAAATACTATCTCTCCAATAGTTATCAATCTAACTTGTTTCCACAGTTTCATCATCATCACCTATTAAAAAGAATTTATAATCTTTATTCAAGTTTTGAGGAGTAATTTTATCTTTTTCCTCAGAAAATTCATTAATTCTAATACATCTTAATTGTAAGTTTTTATAATTTCTTACAAGACTAAGATAATCAATGTTAGGAACTAGCTTGTTATAACCTGTTATACGTTCATTTAAAGCATTTAAAATAGATAGGTATATAAAACTATCATAGGTATTATAAATTAGCTCTAAAGTTAAATTATTAGGTAATTCGGCTATTATTCCTCTTTCTTGAATATCAGATACATCTATTTCTAAAGCTTTCACGGTATCACCTTTCCTACTATATTTTTAAATGCTGTCTTTTCTCTTGGCTTTGGTGCATTATTATTACTTGCATTGCCTCCACTTGTTACCTTACTAACTTTGCTTTTTTCTGCATTTGTCGGCTTACTAACTTTAGCAGTTGTACGCTTTTTCTTACCTCCACTTGTTTTAGCTTTCTTATTATCTGTTTTTACATCACTTTCTTTAATCTCTCCAACTTGTATCTGTCTTAGAGTGATAAAGTATGTAAAGCCATATTTTTGTTTATCTGTTTCAACTTCTTCTATATTTTCTATTATCATATGTTCATAAGTATCTCTATTAGAAAAAACGAACTGTACTTCTTCGCCTAACTCCTGCAATTTCATTAGTTTATCTCTATTTAACATATAGTCACTGCTATTATCCACAACAGTTATATTTATAATCATAGGCTCTTTTCTAACACTATCACTAATATTAAAACCGTTTTCAACTCTTTTACTAGGTAAGGACATAGGCAAGCTTCTCGATTTTTCTGATATTACTTCTAATGGTATATCTTGTATATAACTTTGACTATATGTTCCACCTAGCAAACTAAGTGCCATACTTATAGCTTGTTTAAATAAACTCATTCACCCCTCCTAATATCCGAAACCATAGTTTACAACTCCTAACTGTGCTTTCAATTTTTCTATGTTTTGCTTTTCGTTATTTCTTAAACTATTATCAAATATTTGTTGTATCTTTGCTCCATCTGTCGCTTCATTTACTGTAACAGTAGTGTTATAGGTTGGTGTATTAGTCAATGTCACTTCAGGCTTTATCATTTTTTTAGTTTCTGTAACTGTCTTAGTATCTAGCTTTTTTGTCTCTTGCATTTTAGATAACTTATTTAAGGCTACAGTTAAATCATTAGGTAAAGCTATAATATTTGCATTGTTATTAGCCTTATTTTGTCCAGCAAACAATGGTTGACTTCCAGGAACGATAAATTCATTATCTACAGGATATCCAACTTTGTTTTGATTAAGTCTTTTATAATTATCGCTTTCTGATTTTTGTTTCATTTTCTTTTCTTGTTGTTCTAAATCATAAGATTGATACATTGCATGAGTATCATTCATATGTTGCCCAGCTCCATATAATCTATCCCATCCATTACTAATATTAGATGTTGTGTTATTCCAATTTATATCCTCAAAGTTTCCAGTTAAAGCCTTGTATGTATTTTTTGTAAAATCTATAGCAAGTCCACCTGTTGCCCCCCATACTATTTGTAATAAACCTACTCCACCTTTTAAAGTGTCAAGTAAATCACTTAGAACTTTAGTAGTTAAATTAATCTTTTCAATTCCACTATCTGCCCCTTTTGTAAGTAAGTCAAAGAAGTCAGATACTCCTTTTCTTAGATCCGCAAATCTATAGTCAGTACCTGTTAATTTTAATAGCGCATTTATTGCGTCCTCTGTAAAACTTTCTTTACCTTGAAAAGCACCGAATATATCCTCAATAGCTAAAACTAATGCAATAAGTGGAAATTGAGTAGCTAAAGCTATACCACCTATAATTTTAAAAGCATTTTTTGCACTATCAGGTAAAGCATTAAAGCCTTTTTTAATATCTCTAAATACTCCTAAGAATGTATCAACAAAACTTGCTCCAGCTTTGAAAACTCTATTTACTACATCTTTTAATCCTTCTGCATTATCAGCTACAAATTCCCAAAACTTCGCTCTTGTATCTCTTACAGACATTCCCCATACTTCATATAAGTCTCCGATTCTGTTTTTTGCTGATGTAATCTTACCTTCAGGAGTTTTTAACATCTCTTTGTTTTGCTCTCCTATACTTCTTCTTACAGCTTCAGTTAATAATGCGACTTTTTGTTCTTCTGTTCCTACTTTTAGTAATTGTTCTTCTCTTTCAGATAAGATTATTCCGCTTCTTTTAAGAGCCATTGTTTGCCCATTCATAGACTTAGCAAATAAATTGGCTATTCCTTCCATGTCTTGTCCTGTTCCGTTTAGTCCCTTTTGTTTAACAAGTAAGTCTTGCATAGTTGGTAATAACTTTTTAATGCTATCCTCTTGTAATCTATAAGTTGCTAGTTGCTGAGCCCCTGCAATAGTTACCTCATCTCCTACAACTCCCAAGCTTTGTAAACTTCCAGTTAAATCTATAATTGATTTTATTTGTTCATCTCTAAAGTTTTGAGCCCTTAGAGTGTTATATAATTTAGCTTCTTGCTCGATTTGATAGTTACTAGCTTCAACTGCTTTGTTGTATTGTCCAACTAGCCCAGATATAGTAAAGTATCCGATAGCTAATTGTCCTAATGTGCTACTTGTTACAGAATTAAATTTTTGAGATAAACTCATAGACTGCTTTAAATTGCTCTTGAATTGTTGAAAACCTTGAGAATTTAAAAAAGTATTTATATTGAATTTTAATACACTTGCAACGCTCATCTATTCCACCTCCCTCATTTTTATAATTCTATTTATGTATGTTTCAAGCTGTCTAATAGTATACTTTTCAGCTCTTTCAAAATCTTTAATAAAATAGCCATACATAGTTATCATATTCTCAATACTTTCATAGTTATAATTTAGGTTACATTCTACGAAATGTATCAACTACAAAACCACAAAAGGCTATATTCTTAACTTGCTCCCATACTTCTATTCCAATTTTCTCTATTTCTTGGTATTTATAATCATCAATGTTTTTATTTAGAAGTTTTAGAAATGTTTCACCAGTAAAAACAATGTTTTCAAGTCCTGCTATAAATAGTTTCTCCATTGTATAAAGCCCTCTATCATCTAGCTTTAACTCTAAGTCTTGGTATTTTATGCTTTCAGGCACTCCAATTATATTTTCTAAGCTTTCATTAACACCGCTCGGATATTTCAAAATCTCTTTAGTGTAGTCAACTATTCTAGTTCTTCCGATTTCTTTTTCTAATCTCAATACATAGCTTGCTGGTTGCTCCATTACTGTTACATCATAATTATTTACTCTTATAACTTTCTTTTCCATCTATACCTCCAAAAATAGAGTAGTTAAAAAACTACCCTATTAAGCCATTTTTAAATTAATACATTGTACTTCCCATTCAACACCTTTTGAATCTGCTCCAATTTCAAGAGTTGGTATTTTCTTAAAGAAACCTTTAGCTGAGAATGCTCCCATTGTTCCATCTAATCCTTTATTAACAAAAGTTACTGGGAAAGTTCCCTTTTCTCCTTCTGTTAATGCTAGTTGTTTAAAAGCTAAATTTAAAGGTGAGTTTTGAAGTATTTTAAATTTAATTACTGCGTCATAATCGTTGTGTTGATTGATACTTCTAGCACCGTCAACTCCTTTTGTTAAGCTTTTAAAATCTCCATCATACTCTATTGTAATTTTAGTATCATCAGCATAGTCATCTACTCTTGTTTTGCCGATTACTAATTCATAATTTTTACTGTTATAATTATATATATTAGCCATTTAGCACCTCCTAGACTTCAAAGAATAAATCAGCTGATAATTCTCTAATACCATAAGCATAGAAAACTGTAATTTTTACACCTGTTAATTTACCATTCAAAATATCATTCTTTGGTATTTCTTCAAGTGGCACTATATCAACTACTGTTTTATCTTCAATCAATGATTTCATTCTTTCAAATTGTTTACATCTTGTTAATATAACTGCTTTCAATGGGTCTACATCTGCAAATGTAGGTTTTGGTGTAGCTTTTAAATATAGTGTAATATCTTCCTCTAATCTAAATTGTAAAGCCTTAACACATTGGATAAAATCTATTGGGTCGCCTGTTACAGTTACTCCGTTAGCAAGTCCTAATTGACCTTTCATTCTCGCAACATAGTTAGCTTTGTTCTTGTCTAAAACTCCTTGTTCTGCTCCAATTAGTCCACTTTCAACTGCTCCATTTATAAGTTTATTAGCTATCAATACAGAGCCTGGAAATTGTGGTATTGTGTAACCTGCAACTGCTCCTGCTGTAAGTTCTTCATTTTTGTTGAAAAATAATGCTGTTGTATCCTCTGCTATTGCTTTTATCTTAGCTTCAGAATTCATTATGTCTTCATCTTTTTTAACTTGTGCAAATAGCATTTTTTGTCTTGCTCCAATTTCTTTAGAAATTAAAGCTATTTTTTCTAAGTCTGTTTCATCTGTAACAGTACCGAACCAATCATTCTTTACACTATCGAATAAGTCTTTATAATTGTTTCCAGTTACTGCCTTACCGAATACTAAGACTTGTTTTGCTCCACCATTAAAACAAGCTTGTAATAGCTTATAAACATCATCACCTGCTGCAACTCCTGTTACATCTTTTATACTTGTAATTAATTGCTCTGTTATAGCTTTCTTAGTGCTAAATACTCCTATAATGTTAACTGTTGCTTGGTCAACTGGGCTTGGCTTGTGTGTGTTAAGAAATACTATTTTCTTTTCTGCACCTAATATAATTCCCATTAGTTACCTCCTTCAATATTGAATTTAACATCTTTTATAATTTCTATTTCTGTTCTTAGTTCTTTAGAAGTTCTTACAGTTAAGTCAAATACATATCTTTCAAGCAAATCACTTGCTGAATAATCTGTAATGTCCTTTATTTCTCCAACTTCCTCAATAACTAAGTTCAGTCCATTTAATTTAATCCACCAATTGACAGCTTCTATATTTGTAAAATAATCTCTAATTATTGCTACATCTATAAAGCTATCTTTTTTACTCAAAGTAAAAGAAAAACTTATTATATGTTTGTTTATATTTGTTTGTTTAAAAACTCCGTATTTCTCAGTGTCTTCTCTATCATTTGTATATCTATGAATAACATTATTAGAAATAGTCCTTGCAAGAACACGAGGTAATTTCAGTTGCCCATTTACTTTGCTTAAATGTTCAAAAGGGACTGTTTGAAATTTATCATTTAATTGGTTTATTTTCTCAAGTAGTAGTATTTCTAATTCTAGATTATTCATCTTTCATCAACTCCAACACAAACTCATTAAAATCAGCATACATTCTAGGCAGTATTTCAACTACTCTATAATTTAACTGTTCAACTGTTATAATATCCCCTAGTCTTAAATCATAGCTTTTTAAGATTTTTCCATTCAATTGATTTAAAACTTTTATTGCTGAGTTAGGATCTGCTGTTGCTACTCTTAAAGATTTTTTATAGATTAACATCTCCAAATGATAGACATTTTCTATTCCTTCTGGGTTTTTCATATCATACTCAGCTTTACGTGTAACTTGATATGTTCTTAACTCATTTTTTGCAAATTGTTTCAATCTAAATTTCATTTTAAATCTCCTTGACTACATATTCTAAGCTATTAAGCATTGTTCTAGTATCTATTAAAGGCTTTGTTCCTGACCCTTTTAATGCTTTTGCCTTCAAAGTGCTTTGTGCAAGTGGAGCAAATGACCCTTGTAATATACTTTTTCTGATATATTGAACTATCTGTTTTCCTATATCCTCGAAGCATTGTCTAGCTTGCATTTTTCCCTGTGCAACTTGATTAGCATTAAAAATAAATCTATTCATAATTCTTTGAATGTTTGCGTCTATTGCACTTCTCCAAAATGGACGAGCAGGATAGTGAACATTAAAACTTTCGTTCCCATATTCTAGCCACATCGCTATTAATTCTACCTTTACTCCGTTAGCTTCCGTGTTATCCTCATTGAATTGTACGACTAACTTCCATTTTGCCAATAGATTTAATTGTTTTTCTATTTGTGCAAATTTCTGCAAACTTTGAGTTGTTACTGTTGCCTTAACTCCAATCATATGTTTTCCTTATATATTTATAAAGAATATTCTTAGCTTGAGCATTTGCAAATATGATAGAACCTATACTATTACTAGCATTAGAGTTATAACTGATAGACATATCACTTATTGACTTACTAGCAATGCCTTTTTCAATATCGTTAATATTATCATCATCGACATCTTTAACTATTGAATAAGCTTCTAGCATTTGAGCCTTTTTAATCTCGCTAGGTACTTCTTTTTCATTAATTCTAGGAAATATTAATTCTTGTGTATCTGATTTTCCACTATCTCTAATTATTAAACTTTCAATTTTATCTAATGCTTTATATAAACCTTTAGATAATTCTTGTTCTGATACTTCTTCGTATCTGTTTTTTAAGAATTCTTTAGCTTCATCTAAACTTACATAACCTATCATATAAAACTCCTTTTAAAAGCAGTAAGGGAGCTTTAAACTCCCGTTATGCTTGTGATACTTCTAATTCACATAGTAATTTTGTTTTACCTGTTTCTGTTTCAATAACATCACAACCGAATAATTGTAATCCTTTGATATATTCACCAAATGATTTTTCAAATTTTCCAGCTTCCATTTTATTTATTTGCATAGCTAAAGTTAATCCTTGACTAACTCCACCTATACAGTGGTATTTTTTACCTGTTAATTGAATGTTATTAGATTTGAATATTTGAAATCCTCCATAAGTCCCAATATAGTAGTTTTGATTAATAGATAAAGTATTTTCTCCAGTAGATATTTGCGGTAATTCTTTAATTATTTCCCCATACACTTCAGGTGATACAACAAGCCATCTATTTGCATTAGGAACATTGTCTTTGTCCATTTGAACGGATAATTTTAATATTAAACTTGTTACCTTATCTGTTCCAATTGTTCCTGCAACTTTGTTTTTACATTTTGTGTATAATTTAGCAAGTTCAGTATCAACAACATCTGCCATTTCATAGACTGCTTGTTCTGTTAATCCTTCCATAACTCCAGGGATAGCTTGAGCCTTGTCTACATCGTCCATCTTTAAAGCAAAGTATTTAGCTTTGTTTATTTGAATAGTTTGATATGCTCCTGTATCCTCTTGAAATGTTATGTCTGCCCCTGTGTAATCTCCAACAGTTACTGAGCCTATGCTTGGTACTCTTATAGAACTTCCAAAGTTCTCAATTTTACCCTCGTATTTTCTATTTGCTAGTGCTCCAAAAACTAAGTTTTTATTTAAGTTTCTATTTGTTAATTCAGTCCAAACTTCTGGTTTAAAATTGTTATATGACATATTATCTAGCCTCCTAATCTCTTAATATTTGTTTTAATTCATCATCTGTTAATTTTGATTTCTCTGCTTCTGACATCTTTAAAAAATCATCATAAGTAACTTTTGAATGTCCATTATTAGGTGGTAATGGTGGTGGTGTAGAACTTCCTTTCTCATTAAATAAATCAGGATAAGTTGTTTTAAAATTAGCAACTTGCTCATCAAAACCTGTAATCTTTCCATCTTTAATATCTAATTTAGAATAATCAACAGCATTGACTAACATAGAACTATACTTTGGCGATATTGCACTAAGTCCAAAGTTTACAGCAGTTTTAATAGTTTCATTCTTAAAGTTATCGAATTCACTTTTTAAAACTATTTCTTTTCCTAAGTCATCAGATGTTATCTTATCTCCTAACTTAGTTTTTAAAAACTTAGTTGCATTATCGTTATATAATCTATCAGATATTTTTTGATTTTTTTTGATATACTCAGTTACGACATCATCAGTTAAAGGCTTTTCTATCTCTTTAACTGTTTCAATCATAAACTTATTATCAGTTAGCCATTGTTTACCTTCATTACTACCTAATATTTTCTTTTCTTCATCAGTTATTATTAATTTTCCATCTTTTAATTCCATTTTTTCTCCTCTCAAGCAATTTCTCACTCAAAATTTAATTTAATCTAATTGGCTCGGCCCAGCATCTACAATTAAAATCTTCGCCTGGTAATTCATCATTGATACTAAATACTAAGCCCTCTCGTTCAGCGTGCGATTCTCTTACTCTGTCATCTTTCATTGTGTGCCAAACAAAATGTTCAATACCGTTCTCAATCATTAAGTCCTTGCACTCTTGTGCATATAAATTACCCGTTTCATTTCTAGCTAAATTCTCATTTCTGTTATTAAGCCAAGTTTGGAGTTTATCGATATCAGCATTGGAATAGGTACCATTTTCAATACTTTTAACGATATCTTTAATCTCTTTACTTGCCCTATTATTAGCTATGTCTTGCTTTAAAGCTTCCAATGTAGACTTTGGAACTTCGCCATTTTTGAATACTTGTAAATCTCTATTATAATTTTTAATAGTTTCTGTTATCCGTTGCTGTCTTATATCCATTAATTTATCTGATGTTACAGATGTATTATTAAATAAATCATAGTTCTTTTTTATCCAATACTTAGCACCTTCTAAATCTGTTCTTTTTAATTCTTCATCTGTGAGTGTTCTCCAACTTTCAAATGTTGACAAATTAACCTCAATAGCAACTTTTGTTAATTCTTTTATAATGTTTCTTTTTTCATCATCTGTTAACTCAAATAATGGTAACTGTCCGTTATTAATAGCTTTTCTTGCTCTTTTTGTTCTTTTCTTTGTATAAAATTCAAATATTAATCTTAATTTATTCTCTTGAGCTACTGGGAACATATACTATTCCTCCTTAACTTCTAGCCCTAAATCTTTCATAATCTCGCTTGATAGTTCTTCTAATTTAACTTGTAACTGTTCTTCTCTAGTAATACTAGCTAATGTATTCATTATGTTAATTAGCTTTTCCTGATACGTCACATTAGCTTTAATTTTAGCTATTTCTTCATCTGTATCTTTTCCTAATACTCCTAGAAATTTAATTGCAGTTTCTAAACTCATTAAATTATTTTGAATTCCTTGAACCACAATAGACATTTTTTCAGTTAATGATAAACTCAAAATGTCTTGTACTTCTATTTGTAAATCTATATCTTGTCCTTTAAGCTTTTTATAGCCCCATAGAATTATATTTTTAATTCCAGTTATACATTTAACCCTTTTACTTTCAACTGTTGCAATAATTCTCTCTAAACTTCTTCTTTTAGCTTCTCCACTTGATATACTTCCTCCTAAATCAATTCCAAAAGCTAAATCATTCACTCCTAACTGTTTATAAGCATCATTTTGCAAATTCTCTCTTTGTAACTTCCATTCTTGTGTCTTAGTTTCAAGCTGCACTTGTTTAACTTCCTTGTCATCTTTTGATAATACAACTACTCTATTATCTAGCCTTACAGTGCTACGTCCATTTGTATCTACTTCTATTAAACTATCAGGTACTTGTAATAATGGATTAGCAACTTTTTGAAATGCTTGTGATGTTAAAGTATCTCCAATTACTAACTCTCTAACATTACCAACTAAATCATCATTATAATCACTTGTACCAAAGATGTTTTCAATTTCAACTACTGCCCAACCTTGAGCTTGATTGTCTTTATAACCTAATCCATCTGCAATCATTCCATTTTCAGTTAAGTCAAAAGGATAAGATATTTCACTTATAAAACTATCATTTATTTTGTAAGCTCTATACTCAATGCTATCTAGCTCATAGATTTCACATATAAGTGTTTTTTTATTTTTATCATCTTGAGATAAGTTATAAATTACATATCCATCTATAAGTTTTGGATTATATTCATTTCTAATCGGAAAATAATCTTTTGGTGTTACTGGATAGAAACTAAATTTTTCTAATTCTGTAACTCCTTTTAAAAGCAATTTACCAGCCCAAGATTGAATTACCATAGCTTTACCTAGCAAGTCATCTAAATCAAAATCTTTTATCAATTCAAAATCTTTCTGATTAGTTACTAGTTTCTTACTTGTTGCATACTCTGCATATAATCTTGTAGTAGCTTGTAATAATCCATTACCTACAACTAAATCTTTAAGACTGCAACCTTTGCTATCACTTACAAGACTTCCATTACTCATAGAATAAGTACTCATATATCCTTGCTTGTCAACTATTCCCATATATTCAAGGTTTACCCTTGCTTTTACATCTTTAAAAAATACATCTGCACTTTTCCCATCTGATAACTTGCGATATTTATCACAATTTTTATAAATATCTGTTAAAAGATAGTCATTATATGCTTTTAATATCCTTGATTTCTCCATATTTAAACTCCTAGTGGCTTTCTTATTTCTCCGTTTTTAAAAGTTGTTTGTTTATATTTTTCTAGTCCATATCTCATAGCGTCCACTGTATGAGGATCTAATGTAAATCTATTTTCTACATAATTTCCGTTCTTATCCTTTTCGTGACATAATTCAGTAAGTTCTCTATATGTGTTCTTGCACTTATCAGAAACTATAATCTTATAGAAACTCTTGAGCTTCTGTAATCCATCTAGTACACTTCCTGGACCTTTTTCTGCATTAATAATTTTAAAACCTGCACGTCTTATTTCTTCAGTCGTTTCAGGTCTTGCACTATCTGCAATAATTTCTCTATGCTTTTGCTTAATATAACTCATAGTATCTATTAATTCGCTTGTAATTAAATTCTTGTTATATAATTCATCATAGACATATAAAACGTTATTTTCCCTATCTATAGCCATTCTAACTAAAGCATTATAAGAAATACTAAAACCATAGTCTAAGCCATCATATAAATTACCTAAGCCGTATTTACTTAATTCTTTAACTATTGCTTGTACTTCTGTATCACTAGCTTTAGATACATTTGTAAATACTCTTTCTCCAACTATTCCAAACTTTCCTTGAAATGCTATTCTATAACGCTCAGGATCATATGTTTCAAAATTCTTTAATTGCTGTATATACTCATCACTAACGAACGCATTATCTGTAACTATAGAATGATGATAATATGTATCATCAGTTAAGATTATTCTTTTATCATATAAATCATTCTCATTTATATTTGCTTTTTTTATAAATCTTTCATAAGTCCAATTATTCACACTTACGGGGTTATTAGTTAAGAATATATGTAAGTCTTTGTCTAGTGCTCTCAATCTACCATTTAACTCATTAAAAGCGTTGTATGATATTTCTGAACATTCTTCAATCCAAATCATATCTACATTATCAATCGATTTTAGTTTCTCAGAATCATCTAGCCCCATAAATATAAACTCGCTCCCATTTCTACATCTTATATGTAAAGGGTTAAGTGTATAACTAAAGAATCCGTTTAAGTTATAGTTGCTAATAATACCTTTTAATAGAGAAAAGCAACTTTCTTTTATCGTTCTATAAACGGATCTAACTACTAATATCCTTCTTTTCTCTTGTATAGCTTTTAATACTAGTTTTAAAGCCGTATGATATGATTTACTACTTCCATATCCACCGACGACATAATAGAATCTCTTATCCCAATTATTTAAGTAGTCAATAAAATGCTCATTAGCTTGTATATTAATCTCCATTTCTTTTAACTCCATTAATAGTTATACTTACATTGTTGTCTTCAATGTCTATGTCTTGCTTGTCTTTCCATTTATTTGATTTTCTATTCTTTAACCAAAATATTTGGGCTCCTACATCTCCTGGCATTTCTTTTACTACTTCTTTTATATAAGTGCTTTTCTTTCCATCTATTTCCTTTACTTCTTTTATAACTTCTTTATATTTATAGCCTATGGCTCTTTTAAATAAAGCATTTTCTACTTCTATGTCTGCAACTTCCTTACCTTTTTTTAAAGCGTCCGAAAAGTCTGTATATTTCTCTTTATATTTATAAAATGTATCTTTAACTATTCCTAAGTTTTTACATATCTGTTCATCTGTTAATCCATCTCTTTTCCAAGCTTCTATTTCTATAAGTCTCGGTTTAACATCTGTTTCATATTTACTCTTTGCAATTGTTATCACCTACTTTAATCTTCTTCTATTTCATTTATAAGATCGTCAACTTCATCATTGTTATAGAATTCTTTGTAATATTTTTTTATATCTTTAACATTTCCTTTATAAAAAACCAGTATATTTTGATGAATTTTTACTAATTTCCTGCTTCCATTAAAATATTTTCCAACTCTTAATCTTGCACTTCCAATTTGTTCTTTATAAATAACTTGACAATAGTAATTTAAACCAGCATTTTTAAAAGCATTTATAGTATCGCCTACAAAATTAATCAGAATTCCGTTTTTATCTCTAACGTCTCCAACAACAAAAATTGCAAATCTATTATCTTTTAATTTTTTACAATGTTTTTTTATGATCGTATTGTATTTATTTATAAAATCTTTATATTCCATATTTGATAAATCATTTTCATTGTTGCTATATACTTCTAAATCTAAGTATGGTGGACAACTAAAAATTAAATCTTGTGTATTATCATCTATATATTTGTCAACATTTCCAGAATCATCTAATATAAATTTTGGTGATATTCCTAATTCTTTGGATTGCTCTATATTAACATCTATCTGTTCTTTTCTAATATCAAATCCTGTATATTTATAGCCTAATAATTCAGCTACTGCTCCTCTAATTACACCACCACAAAAAGGGTCTAATATTTTTTTGGTTTCTATATCTCCATTAGGCAAAAACCACTTATAAAAAACTTCACTTATAGCACCATCAAATAAGCTAGTTCCATATCTCTCGTCTATTAATTCTTTACTTCTACCTTTTAAACTATTAATGCTTTCTTTCCATTTATTTTTTATACTAATCCAAGGATTTTTTGTTGAATCTATTATTGTGAATGGAGGCACTATAAATTTTTTAATTAAATTCCCTTTCTGTTCTTCTTCTACATCTCCATATTTATCAAGGAAAAGATTGCTAGAATTTAAAATACTATCAATTTCATACTCACTAAAACCTGTTAAACTCAAATCAAAATCTTCTACTTTCAGAGCATTCAACTCATACTGTAACCTGCCTAAATCAAAATCAGTGTTCATTGTAGTTTTATTGTGAGCTATGATATATGCTCTTTCTTGAACTTCTGTAAGTCCATTTAAGACAATACAAGGTACTTCACTTAATCCTAGTTTTTTAGCTGCTAATAATCTACCGTGTCCCTCTATAATCTGATTATCTGCATTTATTGCTATTGGATCATTAAAACCAAACTCTTGTATAGAATTAGCTATCTGTTCAATCTGCCATTCTGGATGTTCCTTAGCATTGTTCTCATATTCTTTGATGTCATCTATATTTTTATTTATGATTTTTAATTCTTTCATTTTTTACCTCGTTTTTGCTTATACCAAAGTATTTTATGCCTGTAATTTGGCTCTAATTTTTCAACTTTATTAAGTAGTTTCTTATCATTAAAATGCTCCCAATATATAGTGCCTTGTGCTAAATTCCCAAATAAACATTGTCCCTCAAGATCTTCAAATCTTGTAATTTCTTTTGAATTTCTGTTTATATCTAAACTTTCTTTCTCTGTTTCAAATTCTAAATTTAATCCTAATACCTTATTTAGCAATGTTGTGTGTGTATCTATATCGCTACCTATGTGTAATTTTCCTAATGCAAATAATACTGGTGCGTCTCTAAAACCTATATCAAAAAATTTTTTATATGTTTTCATAAAAAACTCCTGTAAAAATAAAAAGGGATATACAAAAAACTAGCCTACTTTCGTAAACTTGCCTTGTATATCCCATATACTTTTTAATCTAAATTAAATTTTTATCGTAAGATATTATATTCAGTTGTCTTTTTTTATAAAAATTTTATTCTGTATTTTGGACTAAATTAGTTCTACAAAATACCTAAAATTCTTATATCTTAATTATATCATTTACAATACTTTTTTGCAACTAAAAAAAATAAAAAAAACTGTTGACATAATGTTTACATTATGTTATTATATGTGTATAGAAAGAAAGAACAAAAAAACTAAATTTTAAGAGAGGAATAAAAAGGTGTTTAGATGAAAAGAAAAGGATATAATGATATAAAAAAACAGATAGAAGCAAATGAAAGATACTTAGATAATAACGGAATCGCTAAAATAAGAGCAAATAGAAGCAGATTAAAAAGTACATGTTATCGTTTTATTAAAGAATTTTCAACATTAGAGGAATTAAACGAAATTAAAGATATAATTGATAATAAAATTAAGGGGGTAAAAAATATGAGTGGATTTGAAAAATTAGGTTTCGGCTGGTTTATTTTAAAAGAAAGAGATTATGATGTATTTGTTGTAGCTTTGAAAAAAGATGTTAATGTTTGGTTTAATACTATAAGAGGGTGTTATATGTCTACTCTTAAAGAAAATGCTAAATGTTTAAACGAAGAAGAATTGAAGCAATTCTTTAAAGAAAAAACAGGTAAAGATTATACAGCAGAAGAACTTAGAAAACCAAGTTTATATAAAAAATATTTAGATGATTTAGCAATTTTAAATTTTGGTTTTGACAATAAACAAATTATCAGTGGCAGTGACTACATTGAAAGTTTTTAATATATTAAAATAAAAGGGGTTTAGCCCCTTTTTTAATTTTCTTCAAGAATCTTTTTTATCTCATTATGTTCATAACGATTATTTTTAGAGAAAATAACAATTTTAGAATTTTTAATCTTAATTCTATAATCACCATCTCCAAGCTTCTCTAAAATCTTGGGTAATTTAATTATACTTACATTATTCAATCTCTAACTCCTCCACTTCAATTATAAAATAATCTCTATCACAGCCTAATTTCTTAGTTGATTTTAGTTCATAGATAAAACTATCATCTGTATAAAGAAAGCCGTTAAAACTATCTAATATAGCTTTAAAATAGTTATCTATATCTTTTTTACGATTATCTTTGAAATATAATTCTATATTTACTTTTATTTTTCCTGTAAATGTTATATGTTTTTGAGTTTTTATAAAATTTTGTACATTATCTCTAAATTGTCTCCCTGCTTTAGATAGATATTGTCCTCCATATTTTGATGTCCTCCAATGAGTATTAACTGAGTCAGGCCTAAATGGTATCTCAAATCTTTGCTTCATCTCATCACTTCCAGATTAGCATAGCGATTGAAAGAGCTTCTACAAATATTAATGCACCAAAGAAAAAGCTTAATCTTTCTGCTCTAATCAATTCATTATCTTTTTGATAATAACTTTCATTCCAGTATTTAGCATGATTTCTATAATATTCTTTTTCTTTCTCTGCTTTTTCTCTTTTTTCTCCTGCTTCTTTAGCTTGAGTTATATAAAATACTCTTTCAGATTCAAGCTTCTCAAATTTGTCTTTTAGATTTGTTTTTTCTTTGTTTTTAACTAGTAAGTTATTATTTAAAATTTCAATTTCTTCTTTTAAACTATCTATCTCTTTAATGTAAGCCTTGTTATTTTCTGGATTATTTTTTAAATCTTTAATTAAATTTAAAATATATTTTTCGCACTCTTCCTTACTATTCAGCTTAGATGAATTAAAAGAAACCCCAGAAGTTTTATTGATTTTTGAAACTAAATTTCTTAAATAATCTCTTGTTTGTATTTGTTTATGTACCATTTTATCCTCCTCCTTAAATAACCTTTTGATATCCTAATTCTTTTAATAAATTAGATATTTTTTCAATACCTTTTTGAAATACAACAGTTTTAAAATTAATCCTAGGCTCGCTTGTCTTTTTGTCATGATACTTAGTTTCTATTAATCTAAACCAACCACGATCAACATATTTTTGATATGGTATGTTATCATATTGTAGAATTTTGCTATCTCTCAATATTTCAAATAATGTATTTCTTCCAACTCCTTTAAAGTTCAAAGTTTTAGCCACTGTCTGCATATCACAAATATTAGTACTATCAGCTACATCATCATAAAAATCTGCTTTTGGTTGCATTTCTTCAATTTTAGTTTCTAGCAGTTGTATTTTCTTAGTGCTATCCTCTATCATTTTTGCTTGAATTTGATTTGCTCTAGCAAGTATCATTTCAGGGCTATTCCAAGCTTCTTCACACTTGATAAAATATTGTCTAGCAAGTTTTCCTTTTTCAGTATTAGCTACCATAGAAATTTCTTTTGCTACTGATAATATAAATAAAAGGTCTACTTTTTCTTGCTCTCCTCCAAGGGTATTACATTTTTGATATACCCTTATAAAATCTTTATTTTCAATGAAATTATACTTATCAATAATTCTTGAACTCCAAATTTTAAATTCTGTGCCAATTTCTAAAAACTTATGTAGTTCTCTACCGCTTACTAATTGTTGTCCGTCTTTTACTTCAATTTTTATTAACTCATTCATCAGTATCATCTCCTTTAGCTTTTGAAAGTTCTATAACTTCATCAGCAACTGCCTTAACATCAGTCATCATTTGTAACATCTCTTTAAGTTCAGCTAATTTTATAAAACCATCATCATTTGATACATAAAGATTATAATTTTCTCCTTTATGATATTGAGCAATTTCAATATTATGATTAGTATACTCAAAATCTTAAAATGAGAAGTACACTGTAATATTATTTTTTTGAACTAATACTACATCTTTTATAGTGCTTACCTCATAAGCTTTTAAATCATTTAATCTGTTCACAATTTCCTTTAAATTTTTAACTGTAGCAAATTCCGAATATGCTTTAATTTCTTGAGCATATCTCTCATTAAATTCTTGCATTTCTAAAGCTATTTTTTTGCTAATATTCATAATATCCTCCTATTTCTTCAACTACTGCTTTTATTTGTTTTATCCCTTTCTTATCAGTTTCAATATCTCTTTTATACTCTATTTTTTGAGTGTTTGGAGTTATTAAAGTTAATGTTTTTCCCATATCCTTATACCCAATTTTATTTATAGTTTGTGTCCCATTAGTTACATCAAAATATCCTAGATAATACTTACTCACTTCGTAATTATTTCTTGTGTATGCTTTGTAAACTTTAGCAAATTCAAAAGTTAAGAACTTATCTAGTTCATCAGTAGACATCGAGCAAAGATTTTGCCAACCGTCTAAACTGTCTATAACTGCATGAATTCCTTTGTCCTCGAATTCAATTGATGTATAGCTTCCATATCTAATTAGTGCATTTTTTAGAAGCTGTTTAGCTAAAACAACTCTGTCATCTAAGTTATTTTCAGTTGTATCTGTTGCATATTGTAGAATCTCAGCAACTTGTGGAAAACTTTTATAAACTCTATTTCTAATCATAGAAATAAAAGCTTTATCTAATTGCTCTACACTTAGAGAACTTAGAGCAATGCAATATATATTTATTTTTTCTTTAGTCATATCGTTAGTTGGGAAATAGTCTAAAAACTTTTTAAAACTTGTATTAAATTCTTGGCTAGTCATTATAATCCGTACCTCTCTTTCATTTGGTCTATATAATTATCATCAACTAAAAATTCGCTTGTATCTTTGCTTTGAGCAAGTTTATTATTTGTATTATTAGTTTTAGATAACTTGTACTTTGCTATCCATTCAGGCTCTAATCCTTGCCATTCCTTCTCCATTGCAATATTTATAGCTTCATCTAGACTAAAATAATTAGGGAAGTCTTTTATTATTTTTTGTATAGGTACTATTGTTTTGATCTGTTTTTTTATAGATTTTCTGTATTCTACATACTTAAATAAAAGCTGTTTATAGTCATCATCTAAATTTAAATCTTTGATATAACTTTCAACTTCATTTTTAGATTTTTCTTTTTTTATATTTTTTTCTTTTATTAATTCTTTATTATTATTTATTATTTCTTCTTTATTATTTATTGCCACCGTATCGTTTAACGAAGCGTCTAACGACTCGTAAGAGTTATTGATATTATTATCTTTTTTATTTTCTTGTAATAAAGAAGCTATAAAATTTTTTAAACTATTTTCAGGACAATTTTCAAACATTAAAGATAAAAACTCTTTATTCTTAACTTGTGAAATTTCTTTTTTAATTAAATCTTGAACTGGTTTACCTCCAATATTCAAATTATTTTCTGCCCATTTTAATAAAATAATTTCCCTTGTTTCAGTATCATATTTTATTAATTTATGATATGTTTCAAATCTTTGTAATAATGCTTGTACAGATTCCATAGAATATCCTAAATCAAAAGCCATTTGTTTTTTTGTTATAGGATATATCCCTATTTGTGTTGTAAATTCATTTGTCATTAAATATAAATAAAAATATTTATCCTCAGCAGTCATTTCTTCTTGTATATATGTATTACTCCAAAAATTAGTTTGTATTTGTCTAAATTTAGCCATTTTTTATATCCTCCTAGTTATCACAAATCACTTTTATAAAATCACTTTCTTCATCAAATTCATAATCAATATTAATAGTAGAACAATCATCTTCATTAGATTCAGTATTTAAAATAGGCTTAAATGTTGTAATATAATATATTTCCAAAATATTTGCATCCGACATTGTTTTAGTTAGCTTATATTTAAAGTAATATCCTTTTCTTTCTTTTAAACTTGAAACTACTCTTGAGCCTAGATTTCTACTTTTGCCTATATAAATTAATTTTTTATTTTTATCATAAATAAAATATAATCCTTGTGCATAATACAGATATTCCATTGATTTAACAAATTCATTAGATAAAGTATATTTTTCATTTTCTAAATAGTATTCAATGCTAAACTTTAAATCATTTTTAAATATTTCTTTTTCTCTTGCAAAATTTCTAAATTCTTTATTATCAACTTCTTTTGCAATCAAACAAACATTTTTTAAAAAGTCTTTTTCAGTTTCTGAATTGAATTTTAAGTGATAAGTGAAATTCTTAAGAATATGCTTACACATTTCATCGCCTTTTATAGCTTTATCACATATTTTTTTTAAATCTTCTTTTTCTTTATTTGAAAAATTCCCATTTTTATTTAAAAAATTTTCAAAATGACTAATACTTTTAAAGTAAAATTCTTTACTCATTTTTACCTCCTGTATATTTGGAGAGCTTGTCGACTCTCTTTTTATTAATTCAATCAGTAGAAGCTACCTATTAGCCGACAAGCTATTAAGTAGCCCCCACTAATTCAAGTAATAAATTTACTTATAACTTTTTGCTTGATTTACTAAATAATTACTAGAAAACTACTAGATACTTTTTATATGCTTAGCAACTCATTAATTTATCTATATTTAAGATACTTTTATAAATTAATATGATAGAAGTTACTAGATACTTTTAAAAAATACTAGATACTTTTATAGTTTTATATCCTACATCTTTATCAGCTACAGACTTTCCACAAATTAGGTCTTGCCTTTTCTGTGTTAGATAAAGATGTAAGATAGTTGACTTTTTTACATCATAAAAAGCTGCACACAACCAAAACATATAGTTATAACATTTATCGAACTTATAACTGCACGGATAGAACTTAATTCGAGTTATAATAACTCTATAACTTTATCTATCTAAGTTACACCCTAGAATGCTTAAATTTGTAAGTGATAGAACATAAGATTCTAAGCTCGGAAGCTTACCCCATTCTGGGACTCAGTTCTATCTGCTAGCTAAGCCTTACATAAATAGCACTAATGAGGGGAAATAAAACAATTAAAAATCATTTTAATATTAGTGCTATATATCTAAGATTTAGATAATCCTTACACAGAAACACACAAGGTAAAGGAGGACATCAAAGAAATTTAATCAGATATCAAAAACCCTTGTGTGTATTTGTCTAAGGACTAGCCTTAGATTTTAAGTTGATAATTATCAACTTAATTTATAAAAAAAATTATATAATTGATAATATTTTATATAATTCATCTAGAACTTTTTGATTTTCTTTTTTACATTCTCTGTATAGATATTGTCTACTTCTTCCATCTTTTCTAGCTAAAACAGTGAAAGAAATATTTTTATCAATCATTCTTTTTTTTAATTCGATAAAGCTTTTCATTTTATCACCTCTAACATATTATAATATTTTAGTTGTTAAATGTCAACTTAATATTTAAAAAAAATAAAACCACTAATAAAAGTGGTTTATTTTCTTATTTATATCTCTGTATTATTAGTTAATTCATCTATTTTTTCTAAAACTGTTGTATAACTATTATTGTCCACAAAATCTAAGTAGTCTTCTAATTTCATATCAATATTTAATTTATTTAATGAATTTGCTAATACTTTCTTGATTTCCTTAGTTGGTTTATATTGATGAAGTACAATAGTTGAAAGTCTTAAAGCTTCATAGTAATTTTGATTTTTTTCTTCTGCTTTTGCCATCAATTTAAAGAATTTATCTTCATCTATAAAATAAGATATAGAATATTTTGATAATTCATTAAATAAAGTTTTTATTTCTTCCATATCATTTTTTAATGTTCGACAATCATTAACTTCTAACATTAAGTCAACTGCTTCTACTTTTTTTAATAATTTTTTTAGTTTATTTCTTATAATTTGATTTTCATTTTCTATTAATTCTAATTCATAATCTATTCTTTTTTCTTCTTTTCCTAATTGAATGAAAAATACATATAAAAAAATAGGTATTGTAATTATAAAGCTTTTAATTCCTTGAAAAATAATACCTAAAATAATAAATATTATACTTAAATAAAAAAAATTTTTATTAGCTTCTTTAGGAACTTTACCAGTAAAATTATAGTTGTCAATTGTTAATACTGGATTAGTTCCATCTTGAAAATCAGAAGCTGCATCTTTTTTATTTCCACTTAAATTTTTACTGTATCTTATACCAGTACCAGGGATACTTGTTGTTACTCTAGTACCATTTTTACCAAAATTTAAAGTAGCTCCAGGGCCACCAACAGATGTAGAAATTCCATTTTTGCTAAAATTCAAATATAATCCTTTCATAATTTTTAATCTTTTTCTAAATGAAAATCCCATAAAACTCCCCTCCTAAAATTTTTACAAAGGTTTTCTTGTTGAAACTATTTTTATAACTCTACCATTAATTTTTAAATATTCTTGTTTTTCTTCGTTTATTAAAATATCATCATAATCTGTATTATCACTTTTTAAAATAACTATTCTTGTACTTTCATCTATAACTATTCTTTTTATAAAACTTTCATCATCATAAGTTACAACATATATTTTATTTTTTTGATATTCTGTATCATTAGGATCAACCAATGCAAACTCTCCCTCTACAATAGTTGGCTCCATACTGTTGCCCTCTATTTTAACAAAAAAGCAGTCGTTTGGAAAGTCTTCATCTAATATTGGCATTTTATATATTTCTTGTTCTAAATTTAGATACCCATTTCCAGCACTTGCTTTCCCATATACAGGAAAATAAACTATTTTTCTCATCGAATTTTTAATTTCAAAACTTTCTTTTTTTGTATGTATTTCTATGTCATCATCTAAAAAGCCTACCATCTTAAATAATTCTATAACATCTAGTTTTAAAGCTTTTGCTAGTTTTTTTAAATAAATAGGATTAAGTTTTCTTTTCTTACCATTTTCTATCCTTGAAAGATCTGATTTGTCTATGTCTGTTTTTATCAACATTTGATTTGTGCTATACCCTAATTCTTCCCTTCTATTTTTTAAAAAATTCCCAATTTCTATAGCTTTTTCTTCAGATAATTCATAATCTCTTTCTTTCATAGTGAAAACTCCTTTTTTCTTATATTTTAATACTTCTGTTGACATTTGACAACAAAAATAAAAAAATAATTAAAAAAACAGTTGACATTTGACAACTAAAATATTATAATAAGTGTATAGAAATTAAGAAAACAAATTTTTTTTAAATATTAAGTTGACAATTAACAACTTAATTAAAACGGAGGGGAATATGAAAGAAGCAAAAAACAGACCACAACTTAAAAAACTACTACAAGACGAAAGTTTGGTAGTAATTGAAAGAGTTGTAATAAACGATAGAACTGAGTATAAAGAAGTTTCTAAGGAAATTAGAAATTTCTTAATAGCCCAAATTAAAGGGCTAGATATTAGCTACTATGAAAATAATAGGCAACATTTTAGACACGGATACACTTATTACTATATCCAGGAAAAATCAATAATTCCTGTAATAGTAGAAAGTGAAATGCCACAAAACATAACTTGGAATTAAGGGAGTGTAAAAAACTCCCTTGAAGGAGAAAAATATGAAAGAAGGAACAAAGATAATAATTATTGCTAATTATGCAGGAGTTGAGAAAAAAGCAATATTAGAATGTGTAAAAATAGACAATTTAGGTACTTGGTTTAAAAGAGAAGGGAAAAGAAATTTAATTTTAGCAGATAAAAATTGGTTTAAAAGTGAAAATAGAAAAGTTGAAGTTATAGGAGGGTAATATGAAATTAAAGGAAGCCTTGAATAAATTAAATTATAAAAAATTTAACATAAACTTTAATTATAATGAGCAATACTGGGAGTTAGTTATCTTTGATAGAGAATTTAACATCTTAGAAACTCATACAAATCAATATTTAAAAACTGTGTTAGAAAATCATTTCAATGAGAAAATAGATTTTTTAACTTCTAATGAAGCTTATTATCAAAGTGGGTACAGAAATTTATCATTAAATTATGATAATAGCGACTACTCAGATAATTTTATAACTCTATCTTTAAATGATAGATATGAGGATGAATATCAAAGAACTTTTGTAATAAAAAATATAGAGGATCTAGCTTCTAAGTTAGAAAATCTAAATAATTTATTTATAGATTACGAGTTAGATTTAACTCAAATATTTAAGGAGGCTAGATATTATGCTTATAGATAGTGAAAAATTAAAAGAATTAATTAAAGAAAAAATAGAAAATATTAAAGATTATGATGTTATGGAAATAGCAAAACCTGGAATAGTAGGTGGACTTAAACTAGCCATTTTGGATATAGAAAATTTAGAAAAAGAAAGTAAATTGGAGGATTAAAAATGTTAAAAGGAACAATTTTAGATAAATACTATGATAGAGTTGAATTAAAAGGGCTTTCATTAAAGAGAGCCTTAGCAATCATACAACAAATGGAAATGTGGGAGGGGAATATTGAATGACGATAAAAGAAATAGCAATAATGGAGCTTCTGAAAGAAAATAAAAAAGCAGCTTTTAAAGATGTTATCAGATTTAAAATTAAGTGGATATTAAAAATATTATGGGAATTAATCTAGGAGGAGAAAATGAATATATATGAAAAATTATTAAAAGTACAAATTGAGTTAAAAGCTCCTAAGGGGCAATATAACAGTTTTGGGAAATACAAGTATAGAAGTTGCGAGGACATATTGGAAGCTTTAAAACCTGTGTTAGACAAGTTTAAATTAACATTATTTATTAAAGATGATGTTATTGAAGTAAATACAAGAAATTATGTAAAAGCTACGATAATTCTTGTTAATACAGAAAAGCCTGATGAAATTATAGAAACATCAGCATTAGCAAGAGAAGAAGAAACAAAAAAAGGTATGGATGTACTGACCCCAAAAAGTTGGACAAATTAATTTAACTTACTAATAAGGATTGACTTCTGTAAGAAGCAGGAGTTAATCCTTTTAATTTTTCCTTTATTCTTTTGTTATTGTAATAATATATATAATCTTCTATTGCTTCCTTCAATTCTTCTAATGTCTTGTACTTTTCTTCTTGTTCATAAAACATTTCTGATTTTAATAGACCAAAGAAACATTCCATTAATCCATTATCTAAACTATTTCCTTTTCTTGACATACTTTGAGTTATCTTCTTCTCTTTCAATCTTTCTTGATATGAATAATGCTGATATTGCCATCCTTGGTCACTATGAAATATCAAATTTTCATAATTTTCATTTTTTTTAAATGCTAAATTTAACATATGATTTATCTGCTCCAAGTTAGGACTACGCGAAATATCATACGAAACTATATATCTTCCATAAGCATCTAATATTGGAGATAAGTATAACTTTTCTCCTCTTAAATTAAATTCTGTTACATC